GTTGTGAATGGCTACTAACGCAGTGTTACTTCTATCCAGGCTCTCGTTGGTTTATAGCCCGTAACGAGCTTAAGCGGCTTATGCAGACCACATTCCGCACATGGTCAAAGGTATGCGCACACCATGGCATACCCGCCTCAGACTGGAGCCTAGACGGCAAATACAACGTTATACGCTTTAAGAACGGCTCGACTATCGACTTGCTCGACGTTGCGTACAAGCCAACAGACCCCGATTTTCAATCATTCGGCTCATTGGAATACACTGGTGGCTTCTTCGAAGAAGCTGGTGAAATACACTTCGATGCTTTTGACGTGCTCAAGTCTCGTGTCGGTCGCGCCAACATCTTTGGTGATAAAGAACTGCCACCTAAAGTGCTACTTACGTTCAACCCCGCACGCAACTGGCTATACCGGTTATTCTATGCGCCGTGGAAGGACGGCACGTTACCGAAGGATTATGCTTTCGTGCAGACTCTGTACAAAGATAACCCACACACAGCAAAGAGTTATGGCGAACAGCTCGCGTCACTCTCTAATGAAATGAACCGCGCACGCCTCATGGACGGTAACTGGGAATACGAAGACACGATAGGTTTGCTCTTCAAGTATGACCATGTGACCGACATTTTTAGTAACGTGATAGACGTACCACCTGAGAAGTATCTTGTTGTAGATGTTGCGAGGTTTGGTAAAGACTCCACTCGCTATTCATTCTGGCAAGGCTTGCATTGTTACAGAAGGGAAGTGCGGACTAAGCAAGATACTGCCCAAACGTGCCGTGACATTCGAGACTTCACCATAGCAGAAGGTATACCCTACTCTCGTGTGCTCGTAGACGAGCTGAACATGGGCGCTGGTGTCGTTGACCACCTCCCTGGCGTCAAAGGCTTCAACTCTGCTAGTGCTGCACTGCCAACCCGCACAGCCATTCGCAAGCAGGTCTCGTTTCAGACTGACATCAAAGGTAACAACATAATTTCTCAATTCTCTAATCTACGCTCGCAGTGTGTGTATAAACTCGCGGAACTCATCGAAAAGCATAAGATAAGTTGCACCAAGGCTAGTGACTATGACGAGATTGTTGAAGACATCACTGCACACAAACAGAAAGACCCCGACAAAGAAGATAGGAAGCTCTCTGTCACTCCGAAGGATGAAATCAAAGAAAATATAGGGCGCTCGCCCGATGTGGGTGATACGTTCATTATGCGTATGTGGTTTGAACTTATGAGTGACGCTGCTACCTCTGCTACTTTGCCGCAGAGCCCGCTCTCTCGTATTCGCTCCACTATCCACAGCCCGCAGTTGACCCACACTCGCGGAGAATAGTGCTATACTTCTTTCATGTATCGTATACGTCTCTCTGTTGTACATTTAACAAAAGGCACGAGCTTTGTCCGTCAATTCGACGCTAAGCCGTTCCTATCCAAACTCATCTCTCTTATATGGAAATAAACAAAGACTTTGCGTCCGATATTGAATCTATCGTCACCGCGTATACCGCCGACGCTCCTAAGCAGACAGACAAAGAGTTAGAACGTCCTGTATATAACCAGAAGGACATCATCAAAAAGATTCTTTTCTACTCTCTCTCTGAATACATAAGTGGACGGCTCACCAAGAGTGGACAGCGCAAGCCGTTTAAGAATGTCGTCAACGAGCATGTTCAGAAAGAAGTTGCTGGCACCGACCCAGACTTTAAACAGCTTCAATTGAAAGCGGAGAATAGCAAGTTCGTTAAAACGATGCTTCTGCGCCGTGAACTATCTGTGTGGGCGAAAGAAACTAACTTCTCTGCTGACCTCAACACACTCAACGAGATATTCGCTCGTTACGGTGGCGTTATCGCAAAGAAGACTATCGAAGACGGCAAGCTCTATATTGACGGTGTGTCATGGCTCAATGTCATCACAGACCAACAGGACATCAACGCAGGACCAATTATCGAAGTCCATAACCTCTCGCCTATGGAACTACGGGCAAAGGCTGGTGTATGGGACGGTGTAGACAAAGTAATCGACTACATCACAAAGAAAGCAAAATCTACTGGCGTACTCCCCCGTGCGACCATACTCGAAATCGAAGGCGAGTTCCCCCGCTCTTACATCGAAGACACTGACAACGAAGACTACATACTCATTAAAGCATTCGTAGCTGACTTAGACGGCAAGAAGATACTACTGTTCGGCAAAACGATAAAGGAGCGCACCTACAAATACAAGAAGCGCATGCCGCAACTCGCAGATGGTCGCGCACTTGGTATTGGTGTTGTCGAGACTGGGTTTGAAGCACAGGTAACAACTAACGAGATTGCTATATCTGAACTTCTTAACTTCCAAACCGCTGGTAAAATCATAGGTATCACAAACGCCGACAACCCAGAGACGTTGAACCTCTCTACTCTCGAAGACGGGCAAATCATCAAACTCGAAGACGACGAGTATCTCAAGTCTGCTGCCCTTACATCTGCGGCTATCCCAGAGTACCAGCGCCTCACTGATTCATGGAATCAGCAGTATCGCCGCACAACCGGTGTAATGGACCCTACAGAACAGTTCCAATCGGGTACACCGTACTCAACCGTTGCCCTCCAGCAAAAGATGTCGAGTGGCGAGACTGACTACCGTGCAGAAGCGTTCTCACTCTTTGTAGTCGAACTCATTAAAGACTGGGTGCTTCCGTATCTTGTAAAGAAGATTGAAGGCTCGCATATCCTTACTAGTGACTTCTCACCTGTTGAGCTTAAAGAAATCGACAAGGCTATCAATGATGAAACTAATAACGACGCTTTTGCACAGAAGATACTCGAAGAAGACGCGCTTATCAGCCCTGAAGATGTTGACGCAGCCACACAAGAAAACTCAGCTAAACTACAGAAGTTCGGCACCGTCCGCTCTGTCAAAGTGCCTGTAGGATTCTACAAAGACATCACGAAAGACGTGACTGTCCTATTTAATAATGAATTCATCGACCGCAAGGCGCAGAACCAAACGCTCTTCGAGATGTACACTTCTATGGCGCCAGAAGACCCTAACCGACAAGTCGTCTGGCAGCAGCTCACAGAGATGGGTGGTGCAATCTCTCCATCATCACTCACTGTATCGAATGCACAACCACAGCAGCAGGGGGCCCCGCAGACCGCTAAGGCGAATGAAATTAACCAACTAGTCCCAGAAGCACAACAGTAATATGGAAGAACTAAAGAATTTTGGAAGAAATGAAGAAATGGGCAAGCAGGTTGCTCAGTCCCTCGATGACTTTCTCAGTAAGCAGATAGTGTCCCTTGCGTTTGCGGGCAAAGATATTACAGGAATGAAAGAAGCCCGTGACGTATTCAAACTTTGGCTCAAGACGTTGCGAGAAGAACTCGCACCTCGGAAGCAACCCCCTGCAATAACTTATACACAGGGGGAATAGTAGTATCCACACTTGACTCGTAAAGAGTGTGCTATACTTCTTTTATTAGAGTTAATCCGCTCACCAAATGGATAATCAATTAGAGACGCTCGACTCAACAAACGAGCAAATAGGTGAAGTCAACGACACCACAGAAACCGTTGACACCAGTGAAGAGTCTGCTCAATTAGAGCAATCAACTCGACGCGAATTCTCGCAATACGAGAAAGACCTCTATGGTCAACTCAAAGCGGAGAAGGCTAGAACTGAAAAGCTCAAAGCCGAACTAGAAGCAAAATCTGCACCTCAGCAGATAAAAAAGGCGGTATCGTCCACCGCTGACGGACTCCCCAGCCGCGAAGAATACCTAGCAGACATACTTAAAGTCTCCAAAGGATTCAACGATGAAGATATCTCCGATGCACGTTTGATTTCAAACGGCAAAGGGCTATCCATTACTGATGCAGTCAATACAGAAGAATTTGCTGCTCTTAAAAAGCTTCGAGACGATAGGAAGGAAATAGAACGAGCCGGCATGCGAGCCTCTAAGGGTTCACAGCCTAAAGCTAAAGTTTCTATCTCCTCTCCAAGCCTCTCAGATGACGAGCACAAAAGACTCTTCTTAGAACGCAATACGTAATTTGCTGGGTTTAAACAACTCAAGTAAACGAGTTCTACCGCGCAAAGCTTAAGCTCGCTTCGTTCTTTACGAACCGAAGTGACGAGCTTGCAGACGGCGGTGACACTCTCTACACCCCGAACATTACTGAAATGGCAGCTAACGCCAAGGCAGCTGCTACGCAGGTAACACTAAACAACCCAACTGAGACAACTCAGACACTCACAGTGACTAACCACTTTGAAGTTTCATTCCTCATCGAGGATAAGGAAGCTGCACAGGTGAAGAAGTCATATAGTGTGCAGCAGCGCTACATGAAAAATGCAGCGTTCACAGCAGCAAAGAGACTAGAAGACGCTATTGCGACATTGTTCCAGAGCTTTTCGACTTCAGTAGGTACAACTACTGTTGCTCTCACACGCGCTGTTGTGCTCCAGGCTATCGCCG